GCACGGAGCTAACATACTGCTCAATGAGCGCGTCAATCACGCTGGAGGGAGCCATCAAGTCCTCGCCGTCCGCGACATTCACACCCCCGGACGCCTCGATCCGCCAGTAGTAGGTGGCCCCAACCTGGATCGACTTGAAGGTGACGAAATCACCAGCGTCGGCAAAAGTCAACGAAGTGTTGCCATTGGAATCGTACCCATTGGTAACGGTCAGCGTCATGTTGCCGCCGTCCGTGTGCAGCACGATTGTGGCAAGGATGCCTTCACGTGTCGGCGCAGCCAGAGTGCGAGACTCCGCCGTTGCCGTGACAATCGGAACCAAGGCCCCGAACCGATCAATCACGATCGTTCCGGAAGCCCCTGGGTCGGCTACTCGCAATGGGCCGTCAAACATCTGTTGTGGTGCGTTGTGTCCACTCATCGTATCACTCTCCAAAATTAAAGGTCAATCAGCACGACCCGCAAGTCGCAAGCACCCGTGTCCGCAATCGCGAAGGGCACGGCATCACCAGTGAGCCGAAACATGGCAATTTCACCTGCCAGCAGTTTGATCAGGTCAGCGGCTCCCGTCGCCGGCCGAATCTCAATGTAGTTCGTGGTGTCCATATTCTCAAGGAAACACCACCCACCGGCCCCGACGTCGCCAAGGTCAATCGCCTCTTCCGACGTGCCGATAGTCTGAATCTTGTCCTGGTAGGCAGTACCAGTGACGTCAATCTGCAACCCGCCCTTCGACACGTTCACAGAGTAATTTCCCTTAGTGAACTTCATAGAGGCGGAAATGGTAATCTCGTCTGCCATCCTTGGCTCCTCAGGTTAGTATTCGACCCCGTTGTACGTCACAACGTGGGTCATGTATTCGCGGTAGCCGTACTCTCGATCGGGTACCGAAAGCGTGTCTGGAGCGTTGGCCACGCGGTCATTGCTCACCGAAGTCTTCAAGTGCTCGATGTACTTCTTGAACCACGGGCTGTCTTTCACGCCCCGCAGTTCGTCCGCCGCCATCAGACACGACGCAATGATTGTCTGCGAGTGCTCCGGGCCGCCCGCCGGCACCGCAATGCTGGAAGACAGCAGCCCTGGAGTCGTCTTGTAACGATACTCCAGCGTGTACGTGTCATCCGGGATTGGTGCGACAATCAGCGACCATCGCGTCCTGCTGCTGTCGAAGTCCGTCTTGACTCGCAAGGCCGCAATCTCCGGACGGCTGGTAGAGCCCGTCACCCTTGCCGCCCTTACTTGGTGCTCGGAAACAAGCCGCACCGACGTCGGGACATTGTTGTCGTCCCCGGCGCACGTCAGCGGGCCATCCAGCATGGCAAAGTCTTCCGGTAGGTCGTACTCGTACACGTTCGCTTGCGTCGCCATTCGCCCCAGCGGTCGCAAGAAGCTCCACGAGTGAGCGTATCGTTCGCCCGGCAATACCACTGGCTGGTAGAACTGCCGCAACCCGCTCCGCAACGCCTCGTCAACTTCGCTCGCCTGCCGATGGCTCCACGCCCCTGGATTCGGCCCGAATTGCATCTGCCGGCCAATCAGGCGGCGAAGGTACTCCCGATCGACTCCAAGGCCGTCAGGCTCCTCTCCGATCGGCCACACCCCATCGTCCGTGGGCCTCGCCGTCTGCACGTCCAGTTGAATCGCAGCCGCCAGCCGCTCCATGAACCGTGCCGTGGCAGGACCTTCCGCTTGCGTCTTCCGCTGCTCAGCAAGGGCTAGGCAACTCTGCAACAGTAGCTCGGCCTGTTGCGGACCTCCCACCGGGTAGGGCCGTGCATCGGAAAGCGGCTGCGGATTCGACGTGTACCGATAGCTCAGCGTCGTGGTCGAGTCGGGCGTCGGGTACAGCACCACCTCCCACCGCTGCGGACCTCCACCATCGCTCGACTTCGGGCGGACAGCCGCATACTGCGGAGTGCCGGTCATCGGCTTCGAGGTCTGCAACTGCCGGATTTTGGCCTCAGTTACCATCGACAACCGGGCGGCAACACCGCCAGTCAGTGTGGTGAGCGTTGGGGCCTGTGCTTCAGTTGTTGGGAACGTATTGCCCATGTTACGCCTCAATCACAAAGTCACCGACCACACCGCTAAAATCTTCCGGCAGGTCGTAAGTGCTCTCGCCCGACCTCACCGTAATTCCATGCACCGGAGACAGGAACGACCATTGATGCGGCGGCTGCGGCTCCTCGCCGGCCTGCATAGGCGGTGGGTACAGTCGCTGCATATCGGCGCTGCGGATGATGGAATCCACCTGGGCCGACTTCGATTCGCTCCAGTTGTCGGGGTCCGGGTCCAGGCCAAGGTATCGACCAACCTCCTCCCGCAACCATCCGTATGTCCCGTACTCAGCCGCCATTAGTCAGCCTCCGCCACAAATTGCCTGCCCCTGATGGAGTTTATCCCGTTCTTCTGCACCCACATGTAGTAGGTAGCACCGTCGTCAAGCAATGGCGTGAACTGCCCGCTGCTGTTTGTGCGGAACACACCAGCCACCACGTCCAAGCCGGCTGCGTCGCTCGTAATCCACGCATCCGCGTCTGCCAGCGGCTGGCCGTTCAGCGTCACCGTCATGGTGCATTCCTCAGCCCCGGCACCTGCCGCGGTGGACAATGAATCCAGGCGGGCGATGATCGCGTTGTAATTTTCGACGATGCTTACCTCAGAAGAACCAACAGGGCGATGGACTGCCGTGGTGTCCTCCAGGTAATACTGGTAGACAAGCACACACGTCGTGCCGCTGAACACGTGCAGCGTGTGCCATCCCGTTTCGCTGCCGGAGTACACAATCCGGTAGGCACCCTTGCCGTTCGTCTGCTCGGCGGGGGCCGTTCCATCACTGAACTCGACCACCACAGTGTCATCAGCGTCGATCAGCTTCGCCGTGAGCGACAATCCGGACGCGTAGTAGAATTCCAAGGGTGTGGCTGCCATTATGCGGATTCCAGTGCTGATAGCCGTTCTTCTAGTTCAACCACGTACACGGCAAGTCGCTCTAGCTCTTCAAGCATCGCACTAGCAAACTCCCCAACCGACGGCTTCGTGTCTCCATCCCATGCTTCTCTTCCGGGAACTGCCGGAAGATGCCGCTTTGTCTTCAGATGCTGGGCGTACTGCTTAATCGTCCGCCTCTTATAGGCAGCCACACGTAACTTCCCGCGGTCCTCTGGCTTCGCCTCGCCTCCGAACTCGATGTCGAAAACGTGGTCCGTTAGCAGCACATTGTCGTCATACACCGCATTCGCGTTGATTGTCCCAGCACCCTTGTCGCCTCCGGTTGGCGCACCAACCACCAATCCGCCTGCCGCGGTCAGGTACATTCTCGTCCCGTATGCAGTACCGTTATTGGTAAAGAACGTGATTCGACCTGGAACATTCGCACCGGACGGCGAACCCTCGACCGCAAACCCGAATCCACAAGCATTCCTGAGCGCCGAAGAAGAATATGCCTGGCCGACAAACGTACCGATCGCATCACTGGCCTGCACGTCAGATGGTGACGCTATTGTGCCTCTCGCCTTGCCAAAATTGACATACCCAGCAGATGACCCGTCAAGGTAATTCTGGACATAAATCTGAGGATTATACGCGGACCCACTGCGAATCTGAAACGCATTCCCCAGGATGTCCAGTTCTCTTGACGGGGTGCAGTTGATTCCAACCCGCACATTTGTCGTGTCAACGACAAACACGTCGCCATCATCCGCGTCCTTGCGAACCAGCAGGGCCTCGGTGTTCGTCGCGTCGATGACCTGTGTGCCGTTTACGGTCAGGTTTCCGGTTCCGGCCGTTCCGGACGTACTGAAGTTGCTGCTCGTAGACGTCCAGTTAATATGTTCGTTCGCCACAAAATCACTGAACCCGTCGTGGTACGCACCTCCAGCGACGGCGTACCCGGCGGACGCATGATTCCCCCATCCGTAAGCCGTCGCGAAGTTTGCGTGACTGTACGTGCTTTCGTGCGTCCCGACGGCACCCGCCGCCGTGCCAGCAGCATCGTACAGCCCGGCATGATTCCCCCACCCGTAGGCCGTGTCCCAGTTTGACACGTTCAAGTTGCTTCCAGTGACGGCCCCTGTCACGGTCAGCGCCGCAAACGTCGGGCTTGCGGCCTGCTTCACGCTCTGGTCGAACCAATCATCCAGCGTCGCGTTGCCGCTCAGCGTCAGCGTGCGTCCGGAGTCGCCCGTCAGGATGGACAGCACCCTATCCGCCGTCAAGTCGCTACCGCACGAAACATACAGCACGTGCGATTCGTCCGTGTCATACAGCGCGTAGTCCCTCCCCGTCACCGGCTTAACGGCGTCCGTGGAATGCGGGATAAGCAACGGCAGTGAAGGCATGTTACGACTTCATGGTGAGGTAGATGGTCCCGGCTTCATCGCCCACGGCTTTCAACCAACGTGCTCCGGCGAGTGCCGCGGGGATGGGGTGTCCCTGGCCGGCAGCCACCGTCTGCACCACGGCTGACGGCGTGCCGTTATCGTAGGCGGCGACGTAGGTGCCACCCTCGGCGTAACACACATGCCACGTCAACGAGGTGATGGCAGAACCGGACGGCACGTACACTTGCCCTTGATTGCAGTCGCCGTAGGGGATCGCCTTCGTGGTGCCGATCGCGGTGGTGATGTCAGCCGCAATTGGGCCGATGTTGTGGGTCGCGTTCATTTCTTCTTGACCTCGACGGATAGATTCGGTGCGAGTCGCACATGATAGGCCGGAAGCTCGACCTCGGAGTCGAAACCCTCCAGTAAGACGGAAAGCATCCCGTCGTCACCAAGATTGGCGAGTATCCCAGACAGTTCCTTGTCGCCATACGTGGCAATCACGGCGTCTCCGACGTGCTCGCGCCACACCACGCGAGGCGGGGCAGACTGGGCAACCCTGCCGTACCCAAGGAAACGCAACATGTCCACCAGCATTGCCGGGCCAAGGTGGCCGCTTCCGCCAGCGCCGTGATACATTAGTCGCCGCATCTCGTACTCGGCTTCGATGTCTTGCGGGATTTCCTCGGTTTTGAGAAGTGAGGCAATGACCTCGTTGTCGTATTCGTGAATCACTTTAGCCTCCGTTGCATCCCCCGTGCATAAAAAAGGGCGCGTCAGGCCACAGAGGAAAAACCAGACGCGCCCGGCGCAACGGAATGCCGCTATCAACCAGACTGGTAGAAAGCCCAACTGTCCATCAGGAAGTTTTGTGCGTCGGCGTTGGCAGAAGCCTTGATGGCCGCGACAAGGGCCAGCTCTTCGCCGTCGGGGAACGTGGCGGCGGCAATGTTTGCCGCGGTCACGTAGGTGGATTGCTCCACGTTGTTCACGAAAATCTTGATTCGCTCGCTGGCCTTGGCAGCCGGATCGTACACGAACCCCAGGTTGTACCACGTGTCAGCGGCCAAGGCCGTCCCGTAGGTCAACACCGTCTGTGTCGCCCCACCGTTCTTGCGGTAGACGAACTTCAACGCGTCGTTGTCGTCCTCGCTGATGAAGAAGCCAATCAGGTCGTCACTGGACAGCACGTGGCCGCTGTCATCGGCGATCGGCGTGTTGGCCGCGGCGAGACCCTCTTCGCCACATCCGACAAAGATCGAACCGTCGCCGTTCGTGACGGACGGCAACTGGATGCGCGACTCAAAGATGGTCAGCTTGTCGCTGCCGGCCGTGTCGCTGATCGCGCCCAGGGCAGCGACGTTTCCGCCAGTCGTGAGCACCGTGTCGTGGTTGTCGCCATCTGCGGCATCGGTCGACGTCAGAAACTTAACCACGCCGCCGGTCTTGGTCGCCAGCGGAAGGATCGAACCGACTGTCGCGTCCGCCTCGATGTAGGCGAAGTAGCCGTTCCCAGGCTGCAACTGCCCCGCTGCCGTGGTCACGGTGACGGGATAGAAGCTCTCGAAGTCGTCGAAGAAGAACACCGGACTTGCCGCCCCGTCTGGATTCAACATCTCCTGATGGGCCTTCGCCCACAACCGCGGAGAGAAGCATCGGCCGGGGAACTGGCCTCGGTGGCACGTGTGCAATTGGGGAATAAACAAACTCATCTCAAGTTCCTTGTTGTGAAAGCTATCGCGTCAGGTCTCGGCGACTACGGACAGGTTACGCTTTGCTGCCACACCACAGCATCCGGCGGTTGTAGCAAATCCAGTTCATCCACGTGTCGTAGTGGACCTCGCGAACCGTGTGTTGGAACGGTGCGTTCTTCTTGGTGCGACGCATGTTGGCACCCTTCTTGACGTAGGGGCGAAGCACCTTCCAGTTCACGCCGTACAGCGGGTTGTCGGAGTCGTTCGCGTCCAGGTAGTGGACGGCTTCAACGGGGACACCGCCAATCAGCACGTCGTTGATGTACTTGGCAACGTCCTTGCCCAAGTTGTCGTTCCGGCTCTCGGCCAGTCGCTCCAGCGGCTCGCGAACGTCGTACACGGTGAAAATCGAGTGGTCGCTCTTTCCGAAGCCAAGCTCGGGATGCGGATGCGGGGCCTTGAACTTCGTCTTGTACAGCGACTTCTTGACCTTCACGACCAAGTCGTCGGGCGCAACGCTCGTGTAGCCGAACGTCCAGTTCTTCCACCGCGGGTAGGTCGTGCTGCTGATGCCAGCCGCGCCGCCATCCCACCCGGTCGGGTTTCCGCCGTTGAACGCACCGCCGGGGGTCGTGCTGGCGTCCTTCTGAATCCAGAAGGGGATGCCAGTGGGCCGACTGTCCGTGTTGGAACTCGGCGAACCCCACAAGTTCTCTTCATTCAGCTCCGCCATGTCGTTATGGCAGGAGTGCTCCCGCATCAACATCTCGGAGATGATCGTCTCACGGTCACTCTGGAACAGCGGCTCGTCGATGTCGTAGGACCAATTGACCGTCTGCTTGGTCCAGGTCACGACACCCTCGGTCGTCAAATCCTCGACGCCAGTTACGTCCTTGGCGTACAAGCCAGTGTTGCGGGCCAAGCCGGCATTCCGCACCTGCACCTTGAACCGGATATCCGGGCCGCCACGCTCCTGCACCTTCTTCTTGGTGATGACGCGGCTGGCGATGTACTCTGGGTACTCCAGAGAGATATCGGTCCACTCACTCCGCTTGAAGTTGGAGAGGGTCAGGTTCACAAAATCGTCGATTTGGTCAGGTCGCAAAGCCATCCTTGGCCTCCTATGTGCGGCATCCTTGCCGCCGTTACATCTGGTTTTCCTCCCAGAACTTCACAAGTTCCGGGGAATTCGCAATTGCAGCCACCGGGTCTTCCGACTCTCCCGGCAGTTCACGCTTGGCAGGTGATGCCACCGATCGCCCGGACTTCCGCACCTTACCCGCCTGATTCTTCACTTTCCTCGCCAACTCGGCCTTGGCCTCTGCCTCAATCTCTTTAGCAAAGGCAATTCGCTCAGCCTGCTTCAGCGCCTCTCGCATCGGCGGCACTTGGCCGCCATCTTCGGCGTGACGCATCACGGTGGCAAAGGCATTGAACAGCTTGCGGCGAGCGTTATCGCTGTCGTCGCCTTCCTTCAGTGCCGAAACCTTTCCGTATCGGTCGCCCATCGTGTCGGCGATGGCGTGGAAGTCACTTAGCAACTGAACCTGCGACTGCTGGGCAATGAACGCTTCCTGGCGCTGGACCGCTGGAACCACGGCCGCAAGTCGCTCTTGCATGGCACGTGCCGTCTTGGCGAGCGCCACGATGTCCTCGTCATAGCCGGCGTTCGCGTAGGCGTCCGGGTCGATCAGGGCGGGGTCATCCTTGACCACTTCCTTGTCGCCGCCCTTGTCGCCGCCCTTGTCCGCGTCTACACGCGTCTTCAGGATGCCAGCAATGCGATTGAACTCATCGCGCCCAGACATCGCTCCAAGCAGGTCTTCGCCAATCCCAACTTGCTCGGCGAGAGCCTTAACGCTATCGTCTACCCACTCGCCGGCCTGAGGGTTGGCGCTGGGGTCGGTAGCGTCATCGACTTTGGCGTCATTGCCGCCGCTCTCGGTGTCGTCCGCCCCAGGGGCATCCATGCCCGCGTCTTCGGTATCCCTACCACCGCCCTCTCGCCCGTCGTCAAAGGTAGTATCAACGTCAGGGTCATTCCCGCTGGCTAGTGCGATCTCACGCTCGGTAAGCTCCAGCACATCGCCCGCTTCATCCTTGACCCCTAAATCAATTTCTCGTCCGTCGTCCATGTTGCCCTCCGTGGCAAGACTGCAATCCGTTGCGAAAAAGTTGTCCCTCTATAAGTAATACTGCAATTTTCAGACAAAATGTCAAAGAAATCGCCAGATTTCTGGAAAATAGCCTCTTTTTTATAGAAGTTTTTATGATTTCCACCGCTCGCGAACCATTTCACTGGCACGTTGAAGCTCTGCTGGGCTGATGGAAACTCCGCAACTGCGATTGCGATCTACCATCCCGCGGTGAGCTACATACCGCTCCCATTCCCTGCGCGACGAGCACTTGACCTGATAGAACTCGAAGTCATTGCCCTTGCACATCGGGTCAAGAACAAACTCCACCCCACTGAAGCCGTTGGCGACTCTGTCAGCCTCGAACTCGCCCAACTGGTCGCCAATGAAGCCCATGGCGTCACTGGGTGGGATTGGCTTGCCATCACGCTCCGTAGGCTTATCCCTTGGCGTGTTGGAGAAGTCCACGACACGTCGGGCCTCAACCCCGTCGTCAAGGCGGATGTACCCGGCCGCATCCTGCTCCATCATCTTCTCGAAGTCGACGTGTACAATTTCGTCCGTGTCGACGCGACGGAACGCGTATTCAGTGGAACTCATAACCCTCAATCCTATCAGCAAGGTAGCCTGTCACATCATCTTGAAACCACATGCCAGCAGCCTTGACCCATGCTCCACCTCGAAGTCGCCTGTATATCCACATCCAGGCAAGTATGGCGTCTGAGACATTAGCCAATGTCATGTGACTCGATCTCCAAAACGGCCACGACTCTCATGCCGAGAGGCGGCGATCCACGCCACCACTCGTCAATCAAGTACATTCCGAGCAGGTCGTCTTCTACTCGACACAAGTACCACACGCCGCCACGCCAGCGACGATACCACTTGAATCTTGCGAAAATTGCATCAAGCATCGTTCGTTTTATGCTCCATGGTTTCCTTGTCGCACATGCTCGCCTTGTACTCCAAGATCGAGTGCAAGTAGCCAAGCGTATTGAACAACTCGCCGCACAATGCCTCCTCTAGCCCGTCGAGCGCCGAAAAAGAGACTCCATACTTCGCATCGTCCAGGAGCGCGCCGTGGCTGCGGTGCTTTGTCCACGTGTCCATGAAGTGGCGCCATTTCGACTTCATGTACACGCACACCGGGATACCCTTCTGCCAGTTGTCCGAATCGCGCAATGACCCGTCGCTCTGCACCCGGTTCTTGTGCATGTACTCCGCATACCGCCGAATCGCCAGCGGGGACAAGAATCCCTCGTAGTCCAGCTTGTTTTCGGCCGTGTCACGCGTTGCTCCGGACCCGAACGTCCTTACCTTCCCGTTGTCAACCGCTGGCTTGTTCGCCCTTGCCGAATTGTCAAATCCACCGCTTCCCATTGCACCATCCTCATCTAAGAGCCCCAACATTCACTGTAGACCGAAAACACTCCCCGTACTCCCGGTCCAGGACAATCGCACACTGGTCACGACCGGAGCGATAGCCGCTGCCGGACGCGTAAGCATCCCTGGCCGCAAGCGTGCGAAACGATTCAATCACCACGCCACCAATCTCGTGCTTGACGATTTGATGGACGTGCCCCGTGTACCAATACCGGAACCTGCACCGGCCGCATTCCTCCCGCTTGTCCTCGTGCATCACCTGATACAACCTGTCCGGCTTGCACCTATTGCCGTGGTGGACGCCAATCAGGTTGTTCCCAAACTCATGCCAGTGGAACGGGGACGGCGACATGTCAACTTCAAGACGCGGCTCGTTTCGGTAGTGCTCCGCAAGTACCATCGACAACATCAGCGATGATTGATCGTCGTGGTTGCCGATCTCGTTAATCACCCGGACGTGGCCGTGTTTCTTCAGCGCAGAACCGATGATCATCTTCATTATTTCCACGCCGTCCCGAATCACCTTGGACCATCGAGTGTCGACGTCAAGCGAATTCCCAGACCGACGAGTCTCGTTCTCCGGCGTGTCGGTATGGAACCAGTCGCCCAGGTTGATGATGACCGCCTGCTCCGTGTTCGGCATGGCCGGGAATATCTGCTCGAAAGCAGCACGCATCACCCTGGACGCCACGTCAGTGTTGTAGTCGTCGCCGCACTCCTCTCCCCATGCGTACATGCCGATATGGGCATCACCGATCGGGTACACCGCCAACGCGTCCACTTCTACCTTCTTTGGGCCGGAGACCTTGCGCACCGCAGGTACCGACTCACACACAGACTTCGCCATCTGTTCGGCGAATAACCGCAGACGGTCTTGGTCGGCATTCGTCTTGACCCACTGTAACTTTTGCTCACCGTCAGCGCCGTACAGCGTTGAGGTGCCCTTGACGTAGTGCGTCTCAGGGCATGTCTTGGTCATGTCATGCGATGGCGACCACCCGCGAAGCGAGGCACGTACTTTCACGGCCTGAAGGTGGTTGAACACTGTCTTTTGGTGGAGCCCGAGCTCCTTGGCGATCTTGCGGATGCTCATCTTCTCCGCAAGCTCACACACCAGACGCTGCCTTTCCGTTGTCGCAAAGTCTGTCAGCTTCACCGCAGCTCCTTTTTGAAGTAGAGTGCTCCAGCCACGCCCCACGGACTATGCGGCTCGTAAAGCAGATAGCCCGATCGAATCAGGTTGTTCGCGCTCGGGAGGTTGTGCGGCGACGTGTAGGTCACAACGCACACGCACCCTGCGCGGCGGGCGGCATTCTCACGCACCGCTATCATCCGCCTCTGTAGCCCCATCCCGCGGAACTCCGGCACAACACCTGCCCCGGACAGAAACAGACTGTCTGGAACCTGGAGCGGCCCGGCAGTACAGAAGCCAATCAGCTTGCCGTCGTGAGTCGCAGTCCAGCACCAATCCGTAGGGCGCATCTCAGTGCCAAGCATCCGGCTAAACAGCCGTGACACCGCCACGTCGCCGTCACTGACTCGCCTGATCGACACCATACCACACACCTACTTAGCAGACAAGGGGTCCGAAAAGTACGAGTCAAACATCTTTTGCCAGTCTGCATTTCGCTTGTCAAGCTCGTCCGCCACGGCCCGGAGGAAGTGCGGCGACATCGCACCCGCTTCGCCTGGGGCGAAGTACAGGAAGCCGTCTTCCAGCCGCACGAAGGCTTCGGCGGCTCGCTGCATCGCTCTTTCACTGACCATTACGCTTGCGGCCTCGACATCATCTGCTGCTGTCCGTTCCCAGCCTGCCCGGCCCACATCTGCTGTTGGGCAATGTTCCTTCCCTGCGCGCTGCCGCCAGTCGACACCGACCGTCGGATGTACTCCCGCGTCGTCGCAGACGGCTTGCCCTGGGGACCTGGCATATCCTGATCGTCCATCGGCATCTGAAATTGAACAATCTCTCTCAGTCGCGGCAGGTCCATCAGGTCAGCCAACACCGCGTTCAGCTTCTGGAAGTCAATCATGCCGCCCTGTGCCATCAGCATTTGGGACATAGGTGCGTACACCTGGGTGATAAGCTGCAAGATTGCGTTGGCACGCTCCTGGGGCGACTTGTAGGCCATTGAGTAGACGTCAACCCGCAAGTTGTAGTCAATGAAGTCTCCCTCACGGTCATCTGGGGTCCACGTGGCGTCCACCACATACCCATCGAGCCCGTCAATCTCCATTTGCCCTGGGATGATGTTCACTTGGTCATTCCACATCATCCGGCCAAGGTCCAAGACAAGCGACTCGGTTGCCACGCCGACACGCTGCCCCATCTGTGCCACCTTCCCGCCCACGGCGCCGTGAATCAGCTTTTCCTGGCCCACTGTATCGGCCTGGGCGCCAAGGCCAAGCATAGCCGTGAGGTTGCCTGCCGCCGTATTGAAGTCGTTCTGCATGTTCAGTAAGAACATCTGCGTCTCTTGGTCGACGCCGCCCGCCTTCATCACGCCAATGGCGCTTGGGTCCTGCACCGACACGCTCTCGCCATGCCGTGCGTTCATAAAGTTCCTGGCGGACTTCTCATCGCCGGGCGCATACGTCGTGACCTCTTTGTAGTCCCGGCAAGACTTGATTTGCTTGCGGTAGACGTTGTTGATTTCCTTGGCCAGCTTTGCGAGGTGGCTCGCCGGGCTGGCTGGCATGATGTTGTCCGGGACCTCTCCAAACGTCAGTACCTTGTAGTTGCCGAACTCACTGCCTTCCCACTCCATCTCCGCAAGCGGCTCGCCATACGGTCGCAGCCGGCCGTGTCGGAACTCCGCACCGTAAGTCTCAATCTTCCCTTCACGTGGCAACCAGATGTCAATCAGGTCGACCATCGGAAGGTATTCGTCATCATCGACGCTATACCCTCGGGCCATGTTCTCAACACGCTCGCCGTCCGCCTCATGTTTTGAGGACGGCTGTATCTTCGCGGCCACGTCCTGGTTGAAAATGTTCGGGTCGAGCAGGTCTTCGTGCGGAATCCGATAGACGTCGCCCGCAAACTGCACCTCGCTGTACTTCACGGCGCTCGTGTCGTACACCCAATTGTCGAGCGAAATGTTGCTCGCAAATGGCTTGCCCGGATCGGCGTACAGGTCCTTCTCAATCTCCACGAGGCCGCTGCTCGCCATGTGGACCTTAACGATGCCTACACAGAAAAAGGCGTCCATCACCCATCGACGCAACGTGTGCTCAATCCCGATTTCACGCAACAGGTTGTTCAGGCCGACTTGGAAGTGCTTCGCAAACCCCCTTAGCTGCAAGTGCTCGGTCGACACCAGCACCCGCGGACGGT